TGAAAGCATTTGAAGCGGAACCTAGCGCATAAGTCTGAGAGGATTCCTGTGTATTATATCTGGAATTGGATAAAGCTGGCTTGGGAGGGGGGAATAGCATTGAACTAGCGGCACCCAGGACCATTCCTGCGCCGACTATAATTAGATTTACCGATATCCCTGTCCAGGAAGTTAGCGCCCCGACAACGATTAAAGCAACTCCGATAATCCCCTGGATTAAACTTTTTCCACCACCGCTTCGGTCGCCCATTGGGATTAAGGATACAAAAACCATCGCCCCTGGAAGAGGCCTAACCAAATGCCAGTTCTTTCGAGGGATAATCACCCCACCGATTTGCACTTGGACTTGAGGGAGTAATTCATAATGAATATTTAAAGAGATAATAATTTCTTCAACGGTAACATCGCGGTTGTAGTATTTATAAATGGTGGTGGAATCCAGAAAGTGTGGACGATAAGTAAGATTAATTTTATTGGTCTTAATTAAATCATCCGCCATCTACTTAAAATCCTTTTATTCCATTGGGGTGAATCGTATTCCGCTAAGTGTGATCCTATCTTATCAAGAGTGTGCAGGAAATATCTATCGTTTATACAAATGCCTAAGTGGGCGGGAAGGCCGTAGGTTCTAATCACCAATAAATCCCCAGGAAGTTTAGGTGAATCAACTCTTTTAAATTTGGCATTATCAAGGGCATAAAATATTTGGGATTCATTGTCAGCTAATACATCAGTATAAATTAAATATTGTTCGTGGCTTATTTTTAAAATGTCTCTATAGAAAAGAATTACTAATCCGGCGCAATCTGCTCCTTGGTAGTCTCTTCCTAAAGGAGTGAATGGAATCCCGATTAGTTTTTCCATCAGGTGAACATACCGGGGTAGAGTTGGGGGGAGTATAGCTCACCGGGGATCCTCTGATTGAAGAAGTCATTGAGTGCGAGGCTGCAAGTGATTCTTCTGTTGTCATATTGAATATTAGAAAGGAGTAAATCGGTAATAGATATTTCCACCACATCAGGGCGTGATCGAAGGATAGCTTCGATAACTACATTCGCTGGGGTGGTGGTTGATCGAAACTCATCCATTAATTCCAAAGGAACGTTGTCCAAAACTATTTGCATCTTGGGGATGGATTCGCCATCGTCTGCGGGTAAAACTATTTTCATTGCCAGGGCGGAAAATAGATTTCCTCTGGAAGTTATATCTTCATTGTTATTTACCAATCGGATTGTTGGGTAGGATGGGTGCTGTAAAGTTATAAGCATTAAAAAAGGGTCGGAGCTTTCCTGTAGAAATAATTGGGTTAGAAGGGGTTGCGTGAGAGTCCTTGGCATTTATAGTTGCTCCCATTGCATGGAGATTCTAAAATGAAGTGGCCCAATAGCAGCAAGCGTGGGTTCCTCGGCGAATCTATAAGTTAGAGGGAGCTGGGAAACGGGATGATTATAAGTAAAAGTTTTAATTCCCCCAGATAAAGTTACATTATAAAAATTCTTAAATGTTTGGTATCCGGTCATCGTTACTATTATATTGCAATTCATGATAGGCATTTCCTTGCTATAAACGAGGCGCTTTTTTTTAGGACCAATTGCCACATCAGTAGTTAGGCTTCGCGGGTTCTGCGATTCCTGGTAGTCGTCGTTAAGAAGCGTTTGTAGAGTTGGCGGCCATAATTCTGGGGGCATTATCTACTCCCTGATCTTGAAAGACCAAAATTGTTTTGCATGGTTCGATCCATTTCACCGGATTGAAAAACAGATTTTATTTTATTGGTGATAAACACTTCTATTTTTTTAGCTCCATTTGGATCGGTGGATTCTTTTGTTTCAACCTCAGAATCTTTTGTGCTGTTATAAACATTAACGATCGTAGAATTTCCGCCCTGTCCTGCTGCCTTTACTCCGAGCGATCCTTTGGAATCTCTGTGAAGGGGCATGATTGCCTCTGCACCCTTCTCAGACATTAATCCGATCCCGTTGGCAAAGGGAAATATCGTAGGCTGACTGACCACTCCGCCTTTTGCAAAAGGAGTAACTTGATTATTTTTGAACACTCCGCCTTTAGCAAACAGAAGTCCTAGCAAACCTCCACCACCTTCGGCAGTTGTTTTTCCAATGGCAGCGACTAATGCCTTTTGGATTCCTATTTGGATTAATCCATCGATGATGGAATTAAATAAATCTTTCATTTCTAGCTTTCCCGTCTTAACAAAATCGGTTAGGGACTTAGTTAAATCCTTAAATAAATCTTCGCCCATCTTTGCGAAGGATTCTGTCAGGGTGGGGATTTCTGCTATAGCGTTTTGAATACCTATTTGAAATCCTCCGAAGGGATCATTCTCTTGCAATCCTCTTAACTGATCCTTTAGATTCTCCGTCCTTTCAGCAAGGGCATCCATCGCATCACCGACATTCCAAATCTCATCTACCCATGCCCAATCCTCTTCGGTTAAGCCAGGTCCAAATTTTTCGCCCTGACCCTTTTGGTTTAGGTTTTCGGTTGCAGTTGCTACCTTATCCAGGGTTAAAACATATTTATCAAAAGCTAATGTCCTTTTTTCTATTGCCTGATTTATAGCTTCTATCTCATCAATATTAAATTCTAATTGAAATGGTTCTATTTTTTTCCCGCTGATCTTTCCAATGGTTTCGTTATAGACTTCAATTATATTATTCATTCCTTCTTTGAAAAAATTCGTAATAACATTCACAAATTTTATCCAGAAGATTTTAAATTCATCGACGGCATTGGGCAGAGTTACTTCCCATAACTCTTGGAAGAATAATTTAACCCCATCCCAGTTCTTGTAGATAAGTCCAACGGAAACCGCGATGGCGGTAATTGCTAGGATAAGAGGATTTGAAACTAAAAAACCCGCGGCGGCGGTTATAAATGTTGTTAGCGCTCCGGTTGCTATAAGCATTGCGCCCGTAAATACCCCAACCGCAAGGGCAACCGCTTCGAAGTTATCAGCGACTAATAGAAGTCCCTTGGCAATGATATCGATTACCGGGGCAAAATTGGATGCAAGTTTTGCGAGAGAGTTCCCAAGATTGGTAAGCGCCTCGGATATTCCAACGGGTAATTTGGCCGCTTCTTTATTCCAGGCATCAGCAGCTTTGATTACTGACTGGAACAAATCATCCCCAGAAATCTTCCCGGCTTTCGCCATCTTTAAAAGTTGTTGCTCGGTCACATTAAATTCTTTAGCGACCGCCTTTAAAATTTCTCGATTAGTCTTAAGAACTGCTCCTAATTGATTGGCATCTATTTTTCCAGAGGCATAGGCATCGGCTAAATTAGAAACTGACTGGGCCGCCTCATCTGTGCTTTGACCAATCAATTTATAAGAACTGATTAGAGCATCTGTAAAGACTAATATTTCTTTTTGGGATTTGCCTTGTTCTTGGAGGGCGGGTGCTATTTTTATATAGCTTTTGGATAATTCCTTTAAGGCAACATTTTGCTTCTGGGCTATTTCAAAGAGTTCGTTTTGAACCGCTGCCGCTGTTTCGGCGGATCCTGTTAAGATTGTCAGGCGGGTGTTAGCTTCTTGCATTCCTTCGGCAAGTTCTAAAAATCCTTTTACGGCATTGAAAGAAAGATAAGCACCGAGAGCAGTTTTAAAAATATCAAAGGTCTTTGAAATATTTTGGGTGGATTTATTTAACTGCTGGACGCTTTTATCAAATTGTTTTAACTCTTCCGAGGCACCCTTCGAATTTACGGTTATGTCATAAATAAGACGTTCACCTTGTACTGCCATTATTTTTTATCCTTCTTGGTCTTGGAATCTATTTCTTTCAAATATAAGGAATCAATGGCTCTTATTATATCAACGAAATCCTCATCTAGACAAAAATGAATCTGATATAAAAGGATTTTACTGAAAGGGATTGGGGATAAGCCCATTCCGGATTGACGTTCGCTACTTAATTCAACAAATGAATGTAGGTAGAATAGTATCTCGCCAAAGTCAGGCATTCTATCTTTTTCAGATAGCTTATTAGTTTCATCAAGGTAATCATAGAATTTTTCTTTGCCGCTGAACTTATCCAACCAATTCAGGGCAATTATAACTTTGGGGGTATTTCCTCAGTATTGTTTCGGTAGTTTTCTAAATTATTAGATTCCTCGCTCAAAAAGGAGTAGAGCTCTGGGAGTTCTGATAATAATTTTGTGGCATTTTCTTTGGTGAAGGGAAGAGGATTACCTTGGCGGTCTGTTACATTTTCCCAGGAAGTTAGAGCATACTCTACAAACAATTGTATGTTGATTTCTTGAATTTGGTCCAACTGGAGAGATTTGCCGTTATTGAATTTTTGCAAATGTGGTCTTAGCCTTTTCGTCGCCTGTTCGCTATATGCTCGGTTGGATCCGCCAGTTCTTTTTATCCAAAAATAGATCCCTTCCATTGGAGAAACTTTAATTCCTTTTTGTTCCAGTTCCTTATTGGTTCCAAACTCTCTATATAAATCCATCAATCCTCCATGAAATTAATTAATTTATACTAGCAAAAAAAAATCGGCCAGTCACCCAGCCGATTCCAATCTTTCGATTTCCTTTCCTTTCCAATCCGGTCCATTCCCTTCCGCTCCGGTCCTAGCCCTTGCTCTGCTTGCCCATCCGGTCCGCTCCAATGGAAATAAAATTTTTCATTTAGGAAAATAACCCTCGCCCTTCCCATCACTTCCGATCCCATCCATTCCAATCCACTGCATTCCAGTCCTTTCCGGTCCGGTCCGCTCCAAACCTGTCCGGTCCTTCCAATCCCCTAGATAAGAATTTTCATTTGGAAATAATAAAACCCTCGCCTTGCCCATCCGATCCAGTGCTTTCCATTCCCAGCCCTTCCAGTCCGCTCCATTCCCATCCGGTCCAAGCCTCTCCTTTCCGATCCAATCTCTAGCTTCCTATAATCCAATATTCTCCCCAGCCTGCATCTTTATTAATTTCATCCAATTGAGCTCTTGATAATTTTCGATAATCCTCAACAATAAAATCACCAGGGGAATGATATCTTAACGCTCCCATCAATGCCCATTTAGATAATCCTTTCATAGTTTTTCCTAATATCTCAGTTCTAAAACAATAAAATTTATCTGGCTCATTTCGATTTAGAGACTTTGAATCTAAAAAGAAATAACCATCAAAAGGATAATCAAATAAAATAATTCCAAATTCTTTTTTTTTCTTAATCATAAAAACTCCTTAGTTAAAAATGCCGGCCATTTCTGACCGGCCCCTTCCGCTCCGTTGCACTCCCCTACACTCCGTTCCATTCCACTCCTATCCATTCCGGTCCGATCCCTTCCACTCCGATCCACTCCGCTCCAAATTATTTTGTAATTGAAACTGAGAATCTTCCGTATCGTGGGCGGTAATCACAAAGTCCTATAACTTCCCCAGCCCTTTGAAACCATCGAATTATCTGATCTGGGTCGCAAACATCAGGGAAATAAGTTATGGTCAAATCAATTGACCAATCTTTAAAAATTGGTCTAGTTCTCATTAAAGAAGCCTGACCAACTTTTACTGGAAGCCTAAGAATGTATTCATCTTTTTTGAATAAATCTTTAGCATCAAGATTCTGATCTTTAAAAGTAAGCCTTGAATCTTTTTCAATGAAGGCACCTGATTTACTTAATGGTCCTTCTTTAAATTTCTTCGAACCCGAAATCATTAGCGCCTCGAGAACTCGACTTGGGATTATTAATTTCCCTTTCTCATCGGCATAGAGTCCAGATTCAAATTCCAATCGAGATAATTCTTTATGATCGGCTTCGGTTTTTGACCTTTTTCCAGTCACCTTTTTTATCTCTTTCGCGTAATAATCCAGCGGATCCACCGCTCTGTTGTTGTGTAAAATCAATGGGGCGTTCCCGGTTAATTTTAACTTTAATGTCTTCTGCATAAAAACTCCCTTCCTTTAATGAATACCGTTCTTCACGTATCCTATTGGTTATTGCCTCATGGCATAATCTACACAATGTGATTACGTCCTCAGGCATTTCGTTATTAAATCTTATGTATGTAATGTGATGGACTTCTAATCCATGCTCTTCACCACAACCCCTACAAGTTTTGTCTCTCTCCAAGATTGTCTTTCTAAATTCTTCCCAGTCGGCCCTAACTTTTGTATTGGGCCTTCCGTAATATTGGGTTTTATCCATTTCTTTTTTGCGCCTCTTCTCTGCAACAAGGACAAATGTCTTCGCTAAATTGTTCAGGCATATCCCATTTTATTTTATCAATGTCGTCGCCAACCTTTGCGTCTGCGGTAACATAATAAGAACCTTTCTCTTTTCCACAACACTCCATAAAGTCAGATATGAATCTGGATCTTTGGCCCTCGGTTGGGAATCCGAATAAATTGGAATCCTTCTCGGTGATTAAAAACACCAGCATGTTTGCGTCTTTTTTAACTCTCTCAATTTTTCTGTTCTTCATATTAGCTCCTTTGTTAATAGAAGACTAATATACTACACATACTGATACTGCGTTATAGAAATATAATGGGTGTGTAAAAAGTGTACACTTAGAGGGGTTTGGTATGTTATTTCAAGGGTTTATAACCAATATAAGGTCATAGCATTCTCGGTCGCACTTGGGATAGCTTGCCCCGTCAACGATAGCAAAATTTCAGTATTTGGCCCACTTGATTGTGGGTCCGGTGTATTAAGGATTACCTTGGGCATATAGAAACCGATTCCACCGTCCAAGTTGCTGGCCGAACCTGCAATTGAGATCGGCTGGTTTGATAATTTTTTTGCAATATATTGAAACGAATTATTTCCTAAATAAAGAGAGGCAGTAATATTTATGGTTGCCTGTCCAGGTGTAAAATCCTGAGCGACAAGCTTAGATAGACAAGTCTGTGGAGTTAAATTATTTGTCAGCTCAATGGTTAAACTTTGAAAGCAAAGGTCTTGATCTACGCCATCAATTATTATTCGGCCAAAGTCGCCTGAGCTATTAATTGGGATATCAGTGTCGGCCGGATTTACTACCGTCGGAGGATCTGTTAAAGGAACTGTTGGTACCGCCCAATTCTGTGCAACGAAATCAAAAGATATTGCTGCCAAGGCACCGTATTCAAAATTTAAAGTAAATCCATTAACCAAAGTTCCTAGGTAGTCAATAGCCTTGGCTGAAAGATCGAGGAAATTCTTCTCCAATGTAAAACTATGTTTTGTTGTTTGGGCCCCACCGCCAATCTGTGCGTATTCTGGTTTTCCAACTATTGCGCCTACAACTGTTTCATCTACTAATTCGCCTAAATAAGTTATTTGGGTTGCGGTGATTGCGCTTACAAAAACAACTTTATTAAGATTTAAAACAAAAGGTGTCTTCAAAATAACGGCATCGCCTATTGCAAAAATAGTTGTCAGATCCGTTCCTGGAACAGTATCGACTATCGTTTTTAACGTATTATCAACGGTGAAATTTGATGTTGATGTTACCGAGGCAACCCACGCCGGATACATCATTCCTGCAAGTAAAAACGGTTTGTACGATGTATCGGAACCAGAGAGTTCCCCTTCAATTCCGCCAGTAACTTCGAGTCCGGTTAGGTAAACTCCACCTGAGCCCCTGTCACTTCTGGCCTCTTGAGATTCTACAGTAGTGGGCGCACCGTTTAGAGTTTCCGAAATATATCTAATGGTACTCCAAGGACCGACCGGAGTAACCCCTAGTGTGATTTCTTTTATCGATGCGATTCTCTCAAGATTCGATGAACTCATTTAAAATCCTTTTTAAAAAGTTTCTTAGATTAATATATCAAAATAATAGTTACAGGTAAAAACAAAATCTCGAAACGTCCCTAAATCATTTTGATAACTAATGGGAGTGTTTATATCGGTTATAATCAATGCCCCCAACCTTTTCCACCTTAGAAAATTTCTTGCTTGTTCAACCAAGGCATCCGCGGTTGCACTTGAGAACCCATCGGGGACCAATGTATGGACCACGAGTAATCCTGTTTCCCTGGATTGTTTTATTCCTAAGCAAGTGATTGTCTCAGCGGCCGGAGGAAATTCTAATCCTAGCCAAACGGAAGTGTTTGAAGCTACTGGCACATCCGATAAATTTAAAAAATCACTTAGATCAAACCAAGGAGTCGTAGTCCAGTTTGCGGTGAAGTCTGCTTTGATTAATGTCTTAGCTGCTAAGGAACTCATTTTGTTTTCCTCCCAATAATAATCCCTGGATAAGAATCTAATCCGCCTTTGCCTGGAACGCCTTTTATTTTCTTGAACTGAATATAAATTTTTCCCGATTTAATTAAATCTTTATGTTTGGATTGTAGCATTTTAGCGATCTTCATAAAAACCCCAGTCGGGGCATCTTTGAACCACCTCTTCTTAATCTTGGTTTTTACCCTTAATCTACCCCTTCTCTTAGTAATTCTAGTCTGATAAATATTGGTTTCCTTTTTACCGAACTCTCCCCTTCTTGAATAAGCTGAAAGAGTCGTCAAAATAGCTGTAGGGTGTTCCCCTAATAATGGAAGATTGACTACATTACCGCGAACCATCCATCTTACATCCCTTCGATAATCTCCTGTCTCTCCAAGTGGTGCTATTTGATAAAACAGTGCCTCTGCCGATCTAATTACTTCTGAAATATCCACCTGGTCTATTAATTGTAGCTGGCCATTTAAATTTACTTTGGCAGGAGATTTCCTAGGGGATTTATCGACAAGCAAAGTTCCGTCAAAATTTTGGGTTTGTTTAACATCCGCTTCCGCGGTTTTTAAAACCTTAAACATATAGGCGCGGTAAAGCTGGGGGGTTTCTTTTGATATCTTTCCTAGCTGCACCGATATTTGTTTGGAGTTTATTGCAACCATTTAATTGCTCACGATTAAACTATAGGCGACCACCGTTCCATTTATTGAAAGACTAACCGGATCCTGTTCCGCAAAGGTATATTGCTTTCCCCTAAAGATTAACCTATCAGACATTTTGGGAGGAAGGACTAAATCCGATCCTCTAATTAGAATTTTAAATGATGTTTCGGGGATTGTTCCAATCCCATCGGGCTGAGAAAAAGGTAATAATCCGACCATTAAAACATTTGGAATGGTATTAAATGCGGCACCAGTATTAATTAAAAATGATCCGGTTTCGCCGATTCTGTTAAAGACGTAGCTATAAAATGAGGTCACGGGAGTTATATCCATATTAAAAATATTACCATGACCTTTATTTAAAAAGGAAATTAGGATATAAAGTTTTTCGTGGATCGGACCGGAATGGACGGGATGGGAAAGCAACGGATAGGCGTGGATAGGAAAGGCATGGGAATGGGGGGATTACCCCCATTCATTTTAAATCAACCTATTTTTATGGGCATCAAGAACCGCAATAACCGAATCAGGAATTATCCCAAAGCCTACGGATACGGATGCAGTTTGGGTTTGTTCATTAGGACTAAAATAACTAACGCTATAAACCCCGGTAATCGATTCGGATTTAATAGTTCCTGCCGTAACAGATCCGCCCCCGCCCTTTGATCCATAGATTGAAGCCGCCGTCATCGCGATAGCTTGAATCAACCAGGAAGGCTCAGTTCCAGGAGCATAGCCGGCATTATAGGCAATCTCCACATAAGTCCCATCAACCGGCATTTGAATATATTCAGGGGTGAAAAGAATTATCTTTCCCAATGTATCATAAATTTTATAGTCAGCTAAATTTTGAACTACTCCCTTTGAAGTGATTGACGCCACAGAATTTATAGGCCAATTCTTTAGAATTAAAGATGAGAATTGTTTTGGCTCCTGGTAAATATCTAAATGATCCCCCGCTAACATTTGCCGGTTCATATAATCATCGATATAGCCAATCGCTAAATCTAAATACGCCTGAAGCTCGGCATCCCTGGAATGGTCCTCATCAACCCCGCCTGTAAGTGCTAGCGTTGGGCTTGCGCCCACAAAAGTTGCCGGACCACCAATAAAGGATACTTGATTATTAATATTCGCTGGAACTAAATTCCAGGCATCAATAATTTGTTGCGGGGTATCCCCAATTGCGATTGCCAGGGTAATTGAGTTTCCGATAACCCCAGGAGTTACGGCAGTAAATGTCGCGGATTCAAATGTCGCGGTAGCGGGTTTATCTAAGGGGATCCCAAGGACTAATTTTAAATATTCCATTGAATTCATAATTGAAATAATAACATATATGGTTGATTTAAAAAGCGGAATGATATAAATGGAAACTTCGGGGAATGGAAGAGAAAGGTTCGGATAGGACAGGAAAGGTTTGGAACGGAAAGGATAGGAAATGCGAGGCGAGGGAGGGGCCTAAAAACCCCTCTTTTTTAATACCCCCATCATGGAGGAAAAACCCGAAGGTTTCCCCATCTTCCATGACAGTTTACTGAATTAAATTACTTGGCTTTTGCTGGCGAAGTCTTTTTAGTTTTTTTCTTTGTCTTACCCATTTTTTCCTCCTTTTATTT